CTCACCCTCAGCCGTAATATCGAAGTTTAATTCACGCAATAGCTGGGCTGTGCACTTGCCAAAGCGATGGCTTTCAGTCTTGATGAAATGCGGAGCCAAGATCTTCCCGGGTCCTCCTTGAATCGGATCTGCGAAGAGAGCGAAAGCTTTGAGTAGTTCAGGTGCCTCAAGGTACTCGTCTACCAAAGTGAAACTGCAACTGGGCTCAAATCCAATTGCACTGTGGATCCACTTGCCTGTGATGTGGGGTTGATCCGCTTTACCGTATGTACATGCCTCAAATCGTCTGTCAGCTCTGATGATATCCCTAATAACACTAGACTTGCCTGCACCTGGCACAGAATGGATTACGACTGGAACACTAAGATCACTACGCACACGCTTGAACTTGTATTTATCTAAATATTTAACTAGCACATCCATCTACAATCCTACAGCTAAAACCTAAGCTATCAGTCAATGCTCGTCTCATAAATCTGCCTAACATCAGACTTGAGCATATGCTTATTCTTGATGATGATACGCACGCAATTGTAGAAGGCATCTACTTCTTCCTCACTCATACGCTCTCGTGCTCGCTCCCCCATCTGGTATGCATAAGAGACCTCAATAGCATAATTATCAATGCAGTTGATCAGATTGTTGGTCTCTTTGGCTATACACATTCGCTCCAAAACCAATTGAGGTTTTTTAAAGATGCCATCAGGACAAAGATTCCAGCCGCAGAAAGTGGGACTGTTGGTGTGACAAACTTTTGCCTTCAACTTCAACTTGTTTAGAAAACCAGAGTGCTCAGCCGATTTGTGCAACTTCTTGTTGGAGCACATATCATCCCCCGCAAAGCAAATACGCTCATCTCCCTTCAGCTTGTACTGCAAAAACGTGAAGAGCATGTTAGCCATTGTGTTGAAAAGGAAAGTGCTAGCCTCCCCAGAGAACCTCATAATGGAAAAGTTGCCAAGCTGGGAACCTAGATGCGTCTTAATGTACCTATAGTCCTCTATAAGATCGTTGGGCAGGCCAAGGTATCGCATGAGGCATAATTCAAAAGCCATTATGTACTGATCTTGACTCGCATCAAAGGCCTCGTAATCCGACTCAGTGCACAAGGATCCGAATGAACCGCGTCTTACCCAAGCATCTAGCTCGCCCAATCCTTTGCCAGAATGTATGTAGTACTTCTCCGGCAGCGCTTCATGTAGCTTCTTTTCAATGTACCTCATGTATGGCGCAAAGCGGCAGAGCACTGAATGTTGGAAGCACACAATGGTTTGTGCAGCTTTTGCGTCGCGAAAGCGATTGTCAAATTTTGTGCATAACTGTGATTTGGAGAAGACCAGACCCACGTCCGCTAACCAATCCTTGCAAGATCTGTTACTGTGGTTCTCTATGGTAGCTGCACTTTTGCTCGTTTTCTTCTCCTCAAACTCAAACTTGGCCGCTTCCATCATCTGCGGATTGTGAGCTGGCTTCAGTGGCACTCGGCTTAAAAACTCCTTCAGCAAGAAGGGCCCATAAGGCATTGCTTGCTGTAATTTCGCAGCCTCTTTCATGGGACAGGAAAATCTCAATCTCTT